TGTGCAGAGTTGGGGCTTTCTCCTTCTCCTAGCTTGGACCGTCTTAGGAAGGCAACTATTCATTGGATATTAGAGCCACTAGGTATAAATACTACTGATAAATATTTGGACAAAAAATTCTGGCTGGATGCTAGTGATCGCTTAATGTATGAAGGGAAGGCTCCAGAGCTTTCTGATACACGATCAGCTAGGATGCCAGCCTTCTTTGAGCATAGCAATGTCAACCTACCCCAATACGCTTGAACCATTACTCGGACCTAATCCTGAGTCCCTCCTCTTAGAGATGGAGGAAAAATTTCCACCAGTAAACCCACATCCTAAAGAGGAGTTATCATCAATCATGTATAAAGCAGGACAACGCTCTGTAATAGAGTGGTATAGAAATAGAATAGAGGAGGAAAGATAATGGCAGGAGGAAAATGGCGTTATGAAGAGTGGGACGAACCCACTGGATCTAAAAGACTTTCTGACTGGGTAAAAGAACAGAAACATAGAAAAGATTATCGTCAAGAAGATGAAGAGTATTACGATGCTGGTTATGCTGGTTACTTAGATTACTGGGCTGACCAAGGTAAGGAATACAGACTAGATCCTAATAGAGATTGGAAAACTAAGTGGGTAGAAGCTGGTTATGATTCCGATCAAGGTAGAAGAGATAGTAGAAGTGCCTGGTTCTATAGAAATGATCTATACAGTTGGCATGATCCAGCTAATGCAATGAACTGGGAAGAAGGAGTACATGCTGGTACAGGTAGAGTAAAGCATGATACTGACAGAAGCCTAAACTATCATACAACCATTGAGATGATAGATTATGATGCATATAATAGAGATGCTTACTATTCCTCTGGTGCAAAAGGTATGGGATTAGAAGGCGGTAAAGTATCCAAACTTCAGGACATCTATGATATTGAAGGTTGGTATGCTGGAGAAATAAGTCAACGTCAGAAAGATGCAGAAGCAAAATCTCAAGCACAACTTGATGCAACTAACCAACAGATAGCACTACTACAAGAGCAGTTAGATATAGCTCGTGCTCCTAGAGAAATTGATGTTGGTGGATACCAAGTTGCAGAAGGAGGAGTAGCTGATTATATTACTCAGTTACAAGATGCTTGGGATCAAAGATCTGCTAGAGATCTAGGTCTTTTATCAGATAGACTAGGCTCACAATATTATGATATGTATTCCCAAGCCCAACAAGGCTGGGATTCCAGGTATAATCAAGCTCAATCTGATTGGGGATATAGATATGATCAACAACAATCTGCTTGGGGTGATAGATACTCTCGACAGAGTGATTTATATGATTCTAGAATATCTGACCTAACAAATCAATGGGGTGAGCAGAGATCAGCTTATGATATGAGTCTCTCTAATTTAAATAGTCAGATTAATGAATATAATTCTTACTATAAACAACAGGAAGAGAATAGACTTAGGCAAGAACAACGGTCTAGAACTGCTGCAGCTTATGGAAATCAAGGCCCAAATAATCCTTCAGTTGGAGGAGTTAAAACTCAAAGAGGCTTAACATATCCACAGCGTAATAGATATGGATCATCATTTAAGAGATCTGATATGTCTATCGTAAACAAACAATTAAACATATAAAATGACAGCTAAAGAAAGGTACGATTATTTATGTAGTGATCGTTCTCAATTTCTAAGCGAAGCAGAAGATGCAACGAAACTTACCTTACCTTATCTAATACGTGGTCACGAAGAGAACTCTCGTGGTATGAAACAGTTAAAAACTCCTTGGCAATCAGTCGGTGCTAAAGGAGTTGTAGCATTAGCAAGTAAATTATCACTTAGTCTTGTACCACCACAAACTAGTTTCTTTAAATTACAATTAGATGAGTCTCAATTAGGTGAAGATTTCCCTCCAGAAATAAAGTCAGAATTAGATTTATCCTTTGCAAAGATAGAGCGCACTATCCTCGATGCTATTGCTGCATCAGATGATCGTGTAGTAATACACCAAGCACTGCAGCATTTAGTTGTCGGTGGTAATGCTCTTATCTTTATGGGTAAGGCTGGTCTGAAATTATTTCCTCTTAATCGCTTCGTTATAGAAAGAGATGGTAATGGAGATGTTATTGAAATAGTTACCAGAGAACAGATCAACAAAAAATTAATCGAAAAATATCTACCCGAAGACTATGATTATGGTAAAGATGAATCAGTAGTTGATGAAACTAGTAATAATGAAGATGAGTGTGATGTATATACTCATGTTACTAGAGATAATAACAGATTTGTTTGGCATCAAGAAGTCTATGGTTATGTCTTAAAAGATTCCTATAGTAAATCACCAGTTAAAACTACACCATGGCTACCTCTACGTTTTAATACAGTAGATGGTGAAGCTTATGGTAGAGGCCGAGTAGGTCAATTCATTGGTGATCTTAAGTCACTTGAAGCACTATCTCAGGCACTCGTAGAAGGGTCTGCAGCAGCTGCTAAAGTTGTTTTCACTGTATCACCTTCAAGCACTACTAAGCCAGCTACACTGGCACAGGCAGGTAATGGAGCAATTGTACAAGGACGTCCAGATGATATAGGAGTAGTACAAGTAGGTAAAACAGCTGACTTCCAAACTGCTTACCAATTAATGGCAACATTAGAAGGTAGATTAAATGAAGCTTTTCTTATCTTAAGTGTGAGGGATAGTGAAAGAACTACTGCACAAGAAGTTCAAATGACACAGATGGAACTAGAACAACAGTTAGGTGGTCTCTTCGGATTACTCACGGTTGAGTTCCTAGTACCTTATCTTAATAGAAAACTTAGTGTCTTCCAAAAAACAGGAGAGATACCTAAGATACCTGATGGTATGGTTAAACCTATCATTGTAGCAGGTATTAATGCTCTTGGTAGAGGACAAGATGTACAAGCATTAGGTAGCTTCCTAACTACTATTGCTCAGACAATGGGTCCAGAAGCTATACAGCAATACATTAATCCTGATGAAGTTATAAAAAGACTTGCAGCTGCTCAAGGTATAGATGTTCTTAATCTTGTTAAGAGTGTTCAAGAAATACAACAAGAGAAGCAACAAGCACAGCAACAAGCAATGCAAATGGAGCAAATGAAACAAGAGCCTAACATGGCTAAAGCTCCAATGAATGATCCATCTAAAAACCCTGCTCTAGCTGCTCAGTTAGAAGCAGAAGCAGAAGCAGGACCACCACCACCACCACCTCAATAAATTATGGCAGAAACATTAACATATGATGCTGGCACTGACACAGTAACAACTGAAGAGAATCTTAATGCTGATGAGCAGGATTCTCTTCAAGTCGGTGAAGCTATGCAAGAAGAACAGGAGCAATTACTTGCAGGTAAATATAAGAATGCTCAAGAATTAGAAAGTGCCTATGTTGAACTCCAAAAGAAATTGGGAGGAGAAGGTAATAAAGATAGCGAATCAGCTGGGGAACCCTCAGATTCTGCTAACACTGAAGAAACGTCTGAAGAAACAAAAGAAACTAAGGAAGATACTGAACAAACTAACATCTTAGATAATCTTTGGGAACAAGCTCAGACTGGTGAGAAGTTTGATGATAAAACTTTAAAAGAACTAAATGGTATGAAGCCAGGTGATCTAGCTACTTTACATTTAGAATATCGTAAAGCTAATGCACCTAAAGAACTAACTGAAAGAGATGTAACCGAATTAAAAAATCTAGCAGGTGGAGATCAAGAGTATAATAATATGTTACAGTGGGCTGAGAAGAATCTTAACGCACAAGAAATTAACATGTTTGATCAGGTAATGGAGAGAGGAGATCCACTAGCTGCTTTCTTTGCTGTACGTTCTTTAGCTTATAGATTTGAAGATGCTAGAGGAGTAGAAGGTAGAATGGTTACAGGAAATACACCCAAAACAAGCGGAAATACATTCCGTAGTCAAGCTGAAGTTGTTAAAGCTATGAGTGATTCTCGATATGAGGATGATCCAGCTTATAGACAAGACATAATGCAGAAGCTTGAACGTTCCGATATCAACTTTTAATCATGGTATATGATCCTAGAAAATCAAGAGAAATAAGCATTAAAGGTAAGCAGGTAACTGATGCCTTTCATGCAGGTGAGCAGAATGAACGTATGCAGATAAGCCGTGGTACTACCAACACTGGTGGAGAAAGATTCAATGAATTTAGAAGACCAGCAGGAGGTCCAGGTGGATATGAAACTGTTCCTTTTGATGACTTCGGTGACTATCGTGGTCCTACAATACCTAACCCTAATCGTGGACTACCAGGGCAAGGGTTCGATTGGGCTCACCATAATCCAGACCAACCTGACAATATTTTAAATCATATCTTATATACTCCAGATGGTGAAATGTGGGGAATACAAGATGCAAAGACAGGTGAACCTAGAAAAATTACACCTGCTGATCGTAAGAAAATACAACAAGAACAACAGAAGCATCAACAATCTCAAAAGTCAATGATGATATCTGATACTAGAAATCTACAGAAAGGCTTACCTCCTACAGGAGGAAAATTTGGTAACATGATAAATCAACAAGCCGAATCATATAGAGGTATAGATAATGATAAATTAATAGATCTACAAAGATTAGCAGCACCATTATTAATCAAAAATGTTTAATTGATGTCAACACTCACAATACCTCAACAGAATAATTGGAATCAGTTCTGTGATTGGGTAACAAGCACCAACAACCGACTCTACGTTGGTTGGTTTGGTGTACTTATGATTCCATGCTTACTTACTGCAGCTACTTGTTTCATTATCGCTTTCATCGCAGCACCGCCTGTAGACATAGACGGGATACGTGAACCAGTAGCTGGCTCTCTACTCTATGGAAACAACATCATCTCAGGGGCTATCGTCCCATCATCTAACGCAATCGGTCTTCACTTCTACCCAATCTGGGAAGCTGCAACCCTCGATGAGTGGTTGTATAACGGAGGACCATATCAACTTATTGTGTTCCACTTTCTCATCGGTATCGCAGCATACA